TTCCCCTGAGCGTTTCTGGAGCCAATGAAGGAGCACTCTCAACCACGGTATACCAGTTAGTACACTCTTGCGCCGAGATGGGCAGGGAGTTACTTACATAGAACCCGTTAGTGATGGGGAGAGTGACGATTGGCATTAGAGTGCGCTCAAGACTGCGTTGACAGCAATAACGCCATCCGTTGTGGATTCGTTTCTGACAAATATCTCAAGGTAATCGTTCTGGTTCAGGATTAGATTCACGAAAGTCGCAATCGCTCTTGGGCCACCAGAAGAAATCGTGTCCGTCATCTTCGTGGAAATCACCGTACCGTTCTTAGCGATGAACAGTGAGATTTTGTGGTTAGTACCCGACACCACATCCAGAGTCGCAAGAGCGTTGATAATGTGTCTGCCAGTCTGCCCTGTGTAGGTAATTCGGCCATTGGTTGCAGCCGTCCAGCCTGTAGATACATCACCCACCACAAACGTACCTGCTGCCTTTACTGGGGTCGCCGTGGACGCAATAGTCGTTGCAGTAGCGTTTCCAGCCATTGATACAGAGGCATACGAAGCAGCGTCAGTAGAGGCAATTTCAATCGTGTCACCGACAGTAGTACATGAAATACCAGTACCACCTACCAATGAAACGAACATCGGACTCGCCGCAGCAATGTCCTGCATCAACGGTGCGCCGGTGGTGTTGACAGTGAAGTTGTGGGCTATCGTGATGCCGTTTTCAGCGGAGACGTTAGTAACAATGCCCGATCCGTCTTCAATGTTTCGGATCAAGTTAACAGTACCCTGAATGTCCAGAACCGGAGTACCGGTAACAGCGCCATCCTGAGCAATGGAACCCGTTACACCGAGTCCACCAAGGAAGTTGTCATAGCTAATCTTGTAGTTGTAGCCATTTGCAAAGAACCCCAGGAATGAGCCTGAGATTATGCTTGTCTGCGCGGTGAAGTCAGATTGCTTTACGCCATACGCTCGGTCATACATTGGTCTGATTCTCCAGAGATATCGAGCCAATCGTTTCAGCGAGAATAGACTCTTCGCTGTCAGGATAGAAGTTCCAAGTCCAGCCGTAGCCAGTATCTGTGTTGCCAGAACCAATGGGAAGCGTCGAAGGATTGCGGGTTGCACCGATAGTCTGGCCGAGCATTCTCATCGCTTGCAGACCTTCTCTGGCCTGTAGGACAAGTGCGTCAGTTACTACCCCGCCGTAATCGGGAGCCACTTCGATAGCGAGATTCGCAATCATTCCACGAAGAGCGCCGACAGGGACTGTAACCAGATCACCAAGGTTAGATACTTGTGTGTATCCCAAATGCACACCAGACGCATCCAGTGCGAGCATATAGTTGTTCATTGCGAAGATGAAATCCTGATACTCGTCTGCCTCCAGAGGAGCCTCAGACGCTTGTACCAGAATTCGTTGGAGCGATGCCTTCGCAACCTGTGCAACCGTAGCCATTTCAAGCCTCTTTGATTTTGGGCGGCCTGCCCCTGCGCTTCGGTAATTCTACCACTTCCTCGACAATGGGTACTTGATCTTTCGGCACCCAGCCGAGTGATTTTGCTAACTCAATATTTTCGGGGTTGATCGACATTTCAACACCACTGGGCTTTACCCAAATCTGTGTCACCACTTAGTTTTATGACTCCAGTACCGAGCAGAAAGTTTGTCAGGGGAGGAATCCTGCGCATTATGCCTTGCATAGTAGGAAGCGCGTCTGGCCTTCTCGCCTGCGGTTTTCGGTGCCTTGCCAGCTCCCACAACACCCTGCTGACCGAATCGAATTGTTTTGATTTCATCCCCAGACTTGGCGACAACAACGTGGGATTTAGTTGGATGGTTAGGGGTCTTCTTGGGTTTGTTGTAACCTGATACTCCAGCCCTAGCCAGTCGCGGGTCTTTAGCTTTTGCCATGATTCACCCCAACGATTGCCAGAAAGTTAATGCGCCTTTGCCTAGTTGGGAGAGCTAGACTCAAGGGGGTAATTAGTCCCCGGCGCATTTACATCATATCACATCAGTTGCCGAATCCCTGACCTGCAAAGAAGGGATTGAAGGTAGCGTAGGCAGGCAGAAGGTCGAAACGAATTTTCTGCTTGTTGGCGTCACCATCGGAGTATTTCGTAACACGGATGCTCATACCGTCTTCTGTAGTTGCAATGGTGTCACCTTCGTACAGCTTCGGCAGCTTCACAGTGCCAAGACCGAATGCCTGCTTATGGTAGAACATAGCGGGCTGGTACAGGGTGCTAGCAGAACCGAGCAGGGTTACAACGTCACCACTCACCGGAGCCGAGGCTACAGTGTTGTACTGGCCGTTAGCTTCGTAGATGGCAGCGCCGGAGACAACCAGCGTACCGTCACCGCTTGCACCCAGGGTAACGTCAGCAGTTACTACACCGCTGAAGATTACAGTCGCGCCAGTGGCATCCAGGATCGGACGGCGGGTAGACAGGTTCAGACGGTTGCGGGTTGCAATCGTGATGATCTCACCAGCTTTTACCGTAGCGTTAGCAGTGAAACCAGTAACAGCCAGAGACTGCTGCATGGTGTCTTTTGCTGCAACGTAGGTAACAGTCGGGTTAGCGGACAGAGTACCAGCGCGGTCAGTAGCAGTACCGGAGGTGTAGCTTGCCAGAGTGCTTGCAGTCAGGGCGCGGAGACCACCGAAGTTGGCACTGATCTGAGCCTTTTCCCATGCCGTTTCTACCAGCTTGTTAGCCAGAAGAGCAGACTGAGCAGAAGCCAGAGTAGCAGCAACGAAGGGGTTAACAACGTAATACTTCTCACCATCCATCGGAACGCCCATGCTATCCATGAAGGCAGCAGCGCCAGCAACATCCGACCAAGCGTCGATTGCAGTGCCGGGGCTACCGTACTTCAAGTTGGCGTTCTTGACCATGTAGCTCGACCAGTCCAGTTCCAGATCGGTAACAAGACGGGTAGCCATCGGGGCAAGGATTTCATCAAGCTGATCCAACTGGAGAGCTTCTTCGATGTTCGTCCATTCGGTAGCTACAGTGAAGTAGTCCTGAACCACACCAGAAGCCTTACCAGCAATGATGTCGGACTTCGTGGAAGCCGAGATATCACCACCAGCGGTACGGATGCTGCGGTAGTCAGTAGGACGCTTGAAGTCAACAATCGAACCAGTCGAAGGATTGAACTTGTTGGACAGAAGCTGGGTGTCAACCGTCTTCGTCAGGACTCGCGCCGATTCAAACTTGTCAAGAAAGATTCGGGCGACTTTTCGGGTAATGTTACTACTAAGATTATTGGGCATTGCACAAACTCCTATTCAAAAGTGGCACCAGACGGGCCTCTCGGCTTTGGACTGACTCCCGAATTACGGGGTTGATTCAGCGGGTCTGGCGTTTTAGTTACCTTGGGTTTCATGGCAACGGCTTTGGATTTCAAGTCAGTCGCAAGTCGAACAGCAGCCATTGTTACTGGCATTTGAACGAGCCTCTCAAGTTCAAGCTGGTTCTTTGCAAGGTACTTCGTGAGAAGTGGCCCGTGGTCATCAGCGAGAATCATCTCCACCAATGCCGGATCAATCCCATACCCTGCGACTAAAGTTCCAGCCTCTTGTAGCTCTGCCGCCGCAACACCGAGCTTCTTAGCACGATCTGCATAGGCCATGACTTCCGCTTGCTGTCTTTCCTGTTGCCGTTGTTGCTGCTCGAATTGCGCCTGCTGACGCTGCCATTGCAGTGCCTGTTGCTGCGCCTCCCAAGCTGCGGCTTCTCGGATGGCCTGATCCCTCTGCACCAGCTTCTGTCTGTACTCTACGTCTGAGAGCGCAAACGGGTCTGGCGATTCAGGAACCTGCGGCCTTCCTTGCTGGGGAATTTTTGCCTCAAGTTCTTCAAGTCGTCTGCGGAGAGATTCGGCTTCTCGTTCCTTTTCACGGAGCTTGAAAACCTTTTTCCCTACAGCATCGTTAAAGACTTTCTGCTGTTCCTCAGTAAACTCAACCTGTTTCTCGTGCGCTGAGTTAGCACTATCCGTTGCTGATTCGGAATCAGGGTCTGGAGTTTCCTCCTGTTCGTCCTGATCTTCAGTTTCTAGCGGTTCATCCTGCTCAATTAAATAACCGCCATCGTCTGGTTGCAGCTCTTTGCTCATGATTGCCCCTTAAGGTCATTGCCACGAATAGGGTCGCGTACCCTTTAAAACGCCACGAATAAGGTCGTGTGCCTGCTTACAGTCTGTCACATTGTGACAAAAATTGTCAATAAGTGACTATTCTTGCTCTTGCTGCGGCATTAACTGACGAAGTGCAGATAGGCCAACAGCGCTGCCCATGATGCCAGCGGACAGGTTAGTGGAGCCACGCTTGGTTGGGTTAAACTCAGCATAAGCGGATCTGATTTTTTCCGGCTCAAACATCACCACATTTTTAGAAGGCTTAAACGCTTCTTCATCCTTTAAGAAGGTAGGGCCTACATCGACAATGTCATGGAATATCAGCGAGTCAGCGCCTTGATACTGCGCCCATCGAGACAAATCATTTGTGTTTAGCTTTCCCTCGCCATCTATCCTTTGCCTAAAAACCTCGGGAAATAATTCTTTGAGTGTTGATCTGGAGGCAGGATACTCCTGACTAGTTGGTGCCGGGACGCCTCTTAATTCTGCAAGCAATACATCGCTTTCATCGGGAGGCCCGGTTCTTGCCGGTAACTCTACTACGGTATCGCCTTGTAATTTGTTCCAGTTCGCGCCGCCTGCATAAATTTGAACCGGCCTTTCTGGCCTAATCATTAGCGGCATAACATTTTTGCTTCCAGCCGTGCGTGCGTATGTTGAGGCAACAGCAGGATTATCAGATATAAAAACAGACCCACGCCTAGACGGATCAGCCATTGACGGATCAAAGCTATCAAAGTCTGCGCTAGTGCCGTGATAATATGTTGTCGGCTCAAACCCCATGTCTTGCGCCCTCTGCATCCTTGCAGCCTGCGACATATCCAAGGCACCTTCAGCAGTCCTTACCCCAGCAGCACCCGGCACAAACGGCAGCATTCCAGCAAGTGTCAGACCGTAGTTTAAAGCGGTGCGTTCTTCGGGATAGTTGGCATACATTGCAGCGTCAGCACCCAGACCTGCTATATCACCAACGACAGGGACGGTTGACAGTGGCAAAGCAACTCCACCCAGCACATCAGCTACCTGTTGGCCCATCGGCTTCGGCTGCGGACGTTGTGCAGCGTTCTGGATGGCCGTTTGTGCGCTCGCCATGCCACTAGGTGCTGGGCCGCCTTGCATTAACGCTCTGAGTGCTGACTGCGTTAGGGGTGCCGACTCCATTGATGTTCCTTGTTTGTAGCCACCATCTGCATATGCCTGCGCCGCACGTTCCGTTGGGAATTGAAGGAATTCATTATTAGCCATAGCATAGCGAAACGCTTCATCTTCACCCAGTTCCTGAAGTCTTCCAGACGAATCCTGAACGATGGTTGGATACGCCACATAGCGACCATCAGTTTCGGCAGAAGCCATCCTGTGTGTTGACACTGATCCATCAGGATTCCGTATCACGGGGAATGCATCAGGGTTAAGGTAGCGCCTAACAAAATTCTTGTTGGCAGGAGTAGGGATTGCCTGCGCCATCCGTTGCGCTTCAGTCTCTAGCGGATTTTCTATCAGCCTACGCAATGCCGACTCAGCCATACCTACCTCACAAACGGATTCAATGCACTGACCACCTTCAACTGGTTGTCGATCTGCTGGCCTTGGGTTGTTACTTGGTCTTTCTGAATTTTAGCTCCGGCTTCCTGCGCTTTGATCTGGGTGTTCATTCTCTGAGTTTCAGCGTTAAAGGAATCAAGCTGGAGATTAGCTTGCTCTGTCTGGAGACCCATCTGGAGTTTCTGGGCTTCCAGTTGAATCCGGGCCATCTCAAGCTGGAGCTTCTGCATATCAACTTGAGCGCGCATCTGATCTGCCTGAGCCTTCATCTGTTCGGCTTGAGCTAGAACCATGTTGGGGTCTTGAGCCTG